GCTATCTTTGGAGGTATCTGTATAAAACCCCCCTATTTGCACTATCGACATGACTGTCGATGTTGCAGGGGTGATCTTAAAACCCTGTCAAATCGCTGTTGCGATTTGTCTTTTTGTCGTTGTTGCTGTCGCAACATTTTACAATGTAAAAACAATTGTTATTGTTTTTGTTAATTTATTATCGCTTCGCTTCAGCTTCGTCACTAGTTTTAGTTATCAATCATTATCGTTTTCGTTGTATGTTGTGACTACGCTTCGCGTACTAGTAACAGCGATAATAAATTGTTGTTTATTAAATACTTGGTAGTCGGTATACTTTGGGCTAAATCCATTGATATACTGATTACCGATTATGATTTATACCATTGATATTATAGGTCAATATGATTGTCCTATATTAGAGATGGACGTAAATAAGTGCAATAATCAACAGACATTCATGGAGATGTCAGAAAGGATAATATGTTAAGTACTATTGTATTAAGTCTACTAGCTTTATTGTTAGTCTTAATAATAACTGGGTATATCGCAGGTGGTATATTTAGTTATAAAATGTGGAAATCAATTATTTCCGAGGATAAGTAATGAGGTTGTTTGGTATATTACTAGGATTTGTATTGGCTATGTTAGGTTTAATTGTAGCCATACATTCTGATCATACAACTGTTGGTTTATTAATATCAGGTGGTGGTACATTACAATGTTTATACTCACTACAAGAATGGAGAGATGATGAACTATAATACACATAAGATGATAGAAGAAGATACTGATAAGCATACTAACTATGAGCTTGTTCAGTATGAGTTTCCTTTCCCAGAATTAGCTGTGGAAAGAATGAGACAGCAAGAGATGATGAGGTTTCAAATGAAGAAACCAATTATCGCTATTGCAAGTAATATCAATAATTGTCAGAAAGGAGACTAATATGACAGATCAACCTATGTATGCTGAAAAATCAGCAGAAGAAAAGAAAGCACATGTTGCTAGTAAGACTATGTATCTAAACAAGACAACGTATGCTGACCTAATGTTTATTAAACGTTTGGTTATAAAATTAGCTGAAAATCAAAAGTTAGATATTGAGGCTATTAAAAAAGACATATCATAAAATATGTGGCTAACGCCTGGTCGCTTTGGCTAGGCGTTGCCTACAGAAAGGATATTATGAGAACATATGTAGTACAAACAAGTCATCAATTTCAAAATGGTGATGAAAGAGCAGTGCATAAACATAGAGTGTCTATGCCTGATGAAGTATATAAAAAACTCCAAAAGAAATGGGGTACATCTAGATGGGCATACCATAATTGGGTAGAAAAACAATTAAAGAAACGTTTAGGATATGATAATGGTTGGTCTCTAGATAGAAATAAATATTATTATATAATATCATGCAAATTGGAGAGTTAATATGAAAACACCAAAAGGATTTACAGCAAAAGAGTACGCAGAACATTTGATATGGTTATCAACGTTTACTGACTGCAAGGAGGTTAAGAGTGTACCGAGTAAGAATAAAAGGAAAGTTCAAAGAAAGACCAATAAATTTAGGCAGAGCAATAAATCTAATGTTCAAGCAAAAGTTTAGTGGGAGTATACAACAAGAACATATAACATGGTGGAAGCCCTATTGGATTAAATCCATTAATCTAGAAATACTAGAACCAAAACAAGGTTGGATACAACTTGTTAAAGTATTTAGAGAGGGGAAACCATCTGTTAGAGTAGTGACTATACCAATCAGCTCCGACAAGCGAGAGCTGCTTGTTCTTAAAAATAATTATGGAGGTAACAATGGGTAAATGTACTCGAACAGAACATAAAAGTAATATTAATACTAATATAGCTAAAACATTAGTATTACATAGAATATGGAATGGATATACACAAAGTAAAATAGCAGAGTGTATACACGTAACGTTCCAACAAATTCAGAAATATGAGAAATGTATCAATAGAATACCTGCTGATCATCTTATAGATATATGTAAACAAAAACGATGGGATATAAGTTTATTTATAAACGATCATCCTGAAATAGTATTTGGTGAATGGATAAATAATGTGGATCAAATGACAGAAGATAGTCCTTATCCACTACGTATTGATCAAATAAATAGAGCTTGGGAAAAGATAGATAATGTAGGTAAACATAACTATTTATCTAGAGAAGTAAATCCAAGATATAAACAAATAATGCAAGAAGGAGTATAATGAATGGACTTTATTCTTTGGCTAGATTTCTTACTTATAGTCTCGCAGGGACTGTGGTGAGAAAAGGTTGGAATTGGCTCACTGAAGACGTTGACCCAATTCCTGGGACTAAAGAATTTGATAGTGAATACTATCAAGTTAAACAAAAATATATACGATTAACTAAGAAAAAGGAGGAATATGAAGCGTATAGAAAAAGTAGGTAATATATTATTTTCAACAATAACTTACCCAGTACGATTTGTTATCGGTGCATACAAAGCTATAGATAATTATATGCCTGAACAGATTGAATTACCAATTACAATAAAAGTAAAGGAGAAGAAAAATGACAAAGCTACCAATTAAAGACAGAGTTGAAAAGCAAGTAATGCCGATGACTAAATGGTTTGCAGAACAATACTTTCAAACAGTAGAGCTTATGCAAAAAGATCCAAGGTTTAAGACATTACCTAATTATAATCAAACTTCATGTGTTGCAACTGTTATCATAGCAACTAATAATGCGTTAGATAAAGTTAGATCTGCTAGAGATAAAGCTGAAGCACTAGAAGATATAAGTTCAACAATAAAAACAGATGAGGTTGTTAATGGTTAGAGATAAAACAATAATGAGACCTATTAGAAATGTAGAGTATGATCATTGGAATTATACTATAGATGAAACATATGATGATAGAAAGTCATCTCTTAAAACAGAAATGATTGATGAGATTGACGATTTGTCAGAAGAAAACTATGGAGCATTTAAAGCTAAATTAAAATTAGATAAAGTTATGGACGATATAGCAAAAAAGTATAAAGATTATACTGATTTTGTTAAAAACAAAAGAGCTATAGAAGAACAAAAATCTAATGATTTAACTAGAGCTATTGATCAAATGTATGACATTTTACAAAAGTTCAATAAAGAACGTAAATGGAATACAGATGTAGAACATAGTATGTTAAAAGATCCAAAAGATCATGATATTCTTTTAAAGAAATTATGTAGAGAAGAAACAGAAAAAGCATATTATGCAGGACCAAAAGGTAGAGCATTACAAATGCTTGAAATTTCTAAAAAGAAAGCAAAACATGTTCTTAACTCTGGTTTACCTTTAGATCTAGCAGTCAAATCAATAAGTATGGAAATGTCTAGTCAAAAGATAAATTTAGATTTACCTGAAAATATGTTTAATCCTTCAATTGCACTTGAACATAAAAAGTAAATAATATGGCAAATGCCCGGCACATTGTGACTGGGCATTATGCCCAAGAAAGGTAATTATGGTAGATAAAAATCTAATGTATTCTACAGATGATGTAGGTAAAAAAGTTTATGAAATAGAAAATGAAACTACATATGTAAGTAAATGGCAAGTAATTGCTAAAGACAAAGACGAAGCATTTGATATTTGGTTAGCAGAACATAAACAAGAACTTAAAACTGAAGATAGTGCAGCAAGTAATTGTGTATGTACCTATGTTAAAGATTATTCAGAAATGGGTAATACTAAAGAAATTGCTAAAATTAAACATGACGAAGAACTAAACGAGGTAATTGCAGAATGAAATTAGAAGATCAATTAAAACATATAGATAAAATTACTAGCAAAGCTATTGAACAAGTAGAAAAAGAAAGAGTAAACAAACGTAGAAACTATTTCGTTGAAATGCTTAGATATTGTGAGTTAGTAATACAACAAGTTAAAAAATATTTAAACTAGGATTGTTATGGATAAATTTAAAGAAATATTTGAAATACGTAATGCTATACGTAATTTTTTAGAAAAAGAATTACAAGCTAACGTACATAGTGCTGGAATGTCTATTACAGATCCAGCAGAAGCTGACATATCATTTAAAATAGATAATATTGATTATTCATTAACTATAAAGGAGGAGTAATGAAAAAAATAAATAAAAAAAAAGATCCAGTTAAAGCATGGAATAATTGGTTTGATGAACACGTAATAGTTGATGGATTTGGTAGAGGTACAGCTAATAAAAAAGCTAAATCAATTATTAAAAATAAAGTTCAAGAACAATTAATGAAAGAATATAACAAAGGACAATAAATGAAAAAATCAAAAATAGTAAATATAGCTCCAGAAGCTACACATAATAGTGTTTATATATTTCATAATACAGAACTTAATATAAACTTATTTGTTAATGCTTGTGGTGCAGATGAAGCAATGCAAATATTTGATGCTTGTGGATTTTTAGAAAGATCACAATGGAAAATATTTTTAGAGTTAGGAAACCAACCAGCAGGATAAATTATGTATAAATTAATAATATGGAAAGCAATAATGGGTGATAGAGGACCAGTAACAGGTCAAAATTCATATATATTGAATTATAAACCAACATTTGAAGAAATGTATACACATTTAGATTGTAATATGATAGAAATAATACAAGGATATGATAAAGATATATCTAATAGATCTTTTGATATGTATATTGACGAAGAAAGTAAATTAAAAAGTACTATTATTAAAAATAGACGTGCTACAGAAGCATGGTATGCTTGGCAAGAAAGAACAGGCAGACAATGTTTACCTGGAGACTTTATTGCAGGTAATGTAGCTATAATTAAAAAGGTAAATAAAAATGACAGACCAGGAAGCCTTAAAGCTGCGTGAGCTCATTGAAGAACTTAAATTACGTTTAGGTAAAAAAGCTAAGAGAATACTTGATTTAGAAAAACAAGTAGATTATTATAAAGAAGAAGCTCAATTAGCTGAATTAAAATATGATAGTTTAAAAAAAACTGTTGAAGAACAAGCTAATGATCGTTTAAATAAACTAAGAGGAGACTTAAATGACTGAAATAAAAGATGATATAAAATCTGTTATTGATGAGAATAAAGCAAGAACATATGAAAAAAAAAAACAAGAATGGGAAAAACTAGAAAATGATAAAAGCGATTGTTTAGAAGCTGTATCAGTTCTTGGTGGAGCTATTGCTTGTGGTTTTTTAGATGATAAACATTCTTTAATATTACAAGAATGGATAAAAGAATATCAGCACAAAGCTGATTCAATTGATAACTACCTTGATGGAGCAAGAAAATGAGTAATAATGAAAATGCTTTACGTGCAATGTTAGCAAGTAAACAATTAGAAATAGATAAACTTAAACGTAAAATAAAGGAGATGGAAGATAATGATAATTCCAGACAGCGAGATACTCAGACTAGAAAAACGTCAAAGAGGTTTGCAAAGAGTAGCGACAGCAATTAATGATTTAAGTATTTATGGTATTTACCATACTAACTTTCCTAAATTAATCCAAGTATTAGAACATGCTAAAGATCATGTTAAAGCTGAAATAACAGCTACTAGAAAACGTATAATAGAACAATCTACAATTAAAGTAGAAGAAGTATATACAGATCCATTAAAATCTGAAACTCAGCAAGAAGCTGATAAAGTAAATGATATGTATACTACAAAAGGTATTTAAGAATTCTGTAGAGTGAGTATGTGGTACCTATTCAAAACAAGTTATCTCACATATAGATAGAGCTACCTGGGAGACTGGGTAGCTTGTTAAATTTCTGTAATTTTTACTATCCAAGATTTAGGTATCATAGTACGATCACCAAAGGTTATTGTACCATCATCTTCTTTATCGTAACTTGCAAATAACTTTATTGACTTACGATCTTTAGAGAAGATCCAACCTTCATTAACTGGTGTAGCCAGTTTCATATTTTTAAATTCTTTATCTGATGCCCAAGCACTATCACTAACACAATCTACCCATTCAACACGTACTTTAGTATAGGGTATGTTGTTAGAGTCTTTGTCTTTTACTGATTTCTTTTTTTTAGTGTAACGTCTTTTTGTCATGGGCTGCCCATATATATTGTTCAAAATTTTCTAAAGGTACTAGTTCACTACCTTCTTCTTCAAATACTAATTGAAGATATGTACTATAGATTATTGCTAAAGCCATAGCATCTGCAGCCTTAATAGATAAATGAGGATTTTGTTCTTTTATAAAATCTCCAATGACATCAGCTTTTACTTTATGTAAAAACTTGTCAGAATATTGTTTTTTAGATTTAGGAAACTTTAATATTTTGCTCATAATTAACGTACCTCTGGCGAGGATACTTATATTACTTATTTGGGTTGCAGTAAAAAATCAATGTTATTTTGTATTTTAGGTACAAGTTCATCATAAACAGTACGCCAAAGCAAAGAGTCATCGTAAAAAAAGTTCTTATTTTTCCACATATTGTGGTAATGATTGTAAAATTTACCACATATATCTACAGCATCTATATCTAATTTAGCCCAAAAATCACGTTCATTCATACCATTTGTATGCAATTGATGATGATGTTTGTAGCATAAAGGTACAGTATATTGATCTCCTACCTTTTGAGATATACCTCTAGGCATAGCAAAAGTAATATGATGAGCCTGACATTTATTGTCTTGGCATAAAATACAAGGATTAGAAGCTACCCATTTAAGGTATTCTTTATCCTTTATTCTTTGTACCTTGTCCTCTGATTGTATTGTGCACTTTGGTGTAGCCATAATAAATACTTAATCTTGATAAACCTTCGTGAACTCTATTCGATGCTTTACGTTCTGTCAAACCTAATTGATGAGCTATTTCAATAATACCAAAATTAAACCAACAAAATAACTTCATACATTCAGCAAATGGAGAACCAATTTGATCATCAGCATCTTTGACTCCAAGAGCTGCACCTAGTGCTGAAGTAATAAAATCTGGGTTAGATCCATCAACACGTTCTTTAAGAGTGCTTTTAGATCCACCACCCATAAGTTCACACATAAGTCTATATCTAGATCCTGCTTCATATTCTTCAATAGATATAAGTTTACGATGAAACATATACATAAGTCTAGATTCTCTTATATTGAGCCATACTTTTTTTTTATCTCTAATTGTAGAAATTAATTCTGGTTTTTCAATTTGTCTACGCATTTATGTATATTATAAGTTTCTATTGCAGAATCAACAAAACTCTTAAATTTAAGATTTCTGTTATATAATTGGAAAAGACGAAATACTCTATTCTTATTACAAGAATGGAGTCTAGCGATTAAGCTCTTGCTCCCATACTTACGTGTAGGGTGCAATAGCCAACAAAGAATGATAGATAAATTATAAATTTTATAATAATCACTATTCTTTATTAAAACTTTACCTTTGAGCATATCAATAGGTATGTTATAAGTAACACTAATATATTTTTGTATATCATTAACCATAAGGAGAAAATTATGAATATTAAATATCGTCATTCAGCGTCCAAAACTAATACCTTTATTGATAGTCCAGCTTTCTGGGTTATCAATGAATTGTTTGATTTTGAATCTGATCCCAATGCAAGAATGGTCATGGGTTTAACAGCAGAAGATGCTGCTAATCATGCATTAGAAAATCAAATCACTGATGAAGATACTATCACAGATTATAGTACAAAGAAATACCTAGAACATGGTTTAGAAACCACAGAAGAATGTGAATGGTCAGGTATTATTGCTAATAAATTTGTACAAAATTTACGTGAATTTGGTGATGTAGTATCTTTTCAAAATGAAATTCAAGTACCAGGTAAAAAATATGGATTAAAATATGATATTATTGGTAAAACTGACTTTGAGTTTAAAGATGTAATTATAGATACTAAAGCTACAGCTTATATTAGAAGATTAAAAGCAGGTAATGTGGATCCTAAATGGTATCCAAAAGCTGCTGATGTACGTCAACAATGTTTATATAGAGAACTATTTGGCAAAGAAACTATGCTTATGTATTGTTCTCCAAAAGATGAATATTGTGTAGATATGACTGAAAGAGATGAGCTTAAAGTCTTATTAGATGCTATGAAACACATAGAAGCTATACTAGATATATGTAAAACTAAAGAAGATGTTGTTCGCATAACCCCTTTGGTATGCGACAACTTCAGATGGAAAGGTACGCCTACATCTGTAGATTTTGCAAAAGAAATTTGGACAAAAGTGATGAAATAGACTATAAAAAACTATGCAACGATTTGGACAAATAATAAAACAAATAAATAGGAGACAGAAAATGGAAACTGAAACCTTTGAATGCTCGTTTAAAAGAGCTTTCGAAAAAGATAATGGTGGCGTAACAGTATACGTTACTAAAGATGATGGTACAGATATGACCATCTATGGTGAAGCATTAGGTGCATCACGATGGCAAAAAGGTGCTAGATTAAAAATAGCAGCTATGCCAGTAAGAACAAGTAAAACAGGTAAACAATACCAAACTGCTAATTCAATAGAATTATTAGATGGTGAAGTAGCTGTTCCAGGTAATACTATGGTGAGTAATACTGGAGTAAAAACAGTTAAAGATATGAGTGCTCAATGGAAAGAAAAGTATAGACTTACTATGAGTAACTTATTATCTGCTGCATTACAATCTGGCAAAGAAGTAAACTATGATCAGATTGATGGATATGTACGTAAGATTTTAGATGCTAAAATGGATAGTACTACAGATCTTGAAGATGCACCATTTTAACGATTTCCTTATCTCTCTTAGTTAGGAAATGCTGGGTAGTCTAATGAATAGCTCTTTGGATTGATATGGCTGCCCAGTGTAAACTTTGTAATAAAAATGCAGTTATTATTGAAAATAAAATTTATTATTGTGCTACTTGTTATGTCAATAAGTTTGTTAAGTTGCACAAAAGATTATCAATTAAACCCTTGGACAACAGTATTAAATCAATTAATAAAGGTTAATTATGGAACTAATAATAGGTAGTGATGGAGTGTATCATTTAATAGAAGTAACAAAAGATATGACAGCTCAATTAAAAATATTCAGTACAGCAGATTGTTTTAATTTGTGTGATGTATTAAGATTACATTTAAGTACATATTCTGATTCTATTAATGCTCACCTCATGAATAATGGTAGTGGAGATTTTATTGGATGTATATGCAATTCAAATTAGAACTTGAGATGATGGGATTAAATACATATAATAATAAAGAGTTAGTAGATAAATTATATAAATTATATTTAAAGGAGGATAAAAGTGATTACAGAGAAGCGATTGGAAGAAGCATTGAAGTTTCTTGCAGAAACAGACGAACAACAAGCAAAAGGGAGTGCTAATGTTAAATACCTTGATAGATTACTTAAAAGAAAAAAAGCGTTATTTATTACTGGTGATAAAGATAACAAAAGCATTTCTGCCAAAGAACAAGCGTTCTACGCATCTGATACTTATAAAGCTGCTATTGATGAATTATTTGAAGCAGAAGTCTCGTCAAGTACTCTTGACAACAAAAGAGACAAAGAAGCGTTAGTAATAGATTTGTTTAGAACACTAGAAGCAAGTAGGAGAAAAAATAATATATGAAAAATTATGAAGTAAAAATACCAATGTGTTTAGTTGGTATAGTAAAAGCTAAAGATGAAAGTGAAGCAATAGAAATAGCAACTGAATCTTTTTGTATAGATAATACACCATGTGAATGGTGGAATATTGTTGAACCAAATGTAAAAGAAGTTGAATGATTTATAAGTTTAAGAATTGGGTATATTTACCTGTAGTATCTGAAGTTTATATAGAAGCTGAATCTGATGAAAAAGCTTTAAAGATACTTAAAGGTTTAGATCCCAAAACTTTTAACTGGGAAGAATGTCAAATGGAACATATTAAGACATTTTATGAAGTTATAAATCAAAATGAAAAGTCCTGAAAGAAAGCTTTTTAGAGCTATACTTACACAGGCAATAGAAGATGCTATGTATAATGGTTTGAATAAATATGAAATTATAGCTAAAAGAGAAGCTATAAATTGGCTTACTTCAAACTCTTATGACTTTAAATTTATTTGTCATTATTCAGATATAGATTATGAATATGCTTCTATGAAATTTGTTAAAGCTATGAAATTAAATACATATAAATTAAAAGATAAACAAATAAATATAATACAAAAAAAACCAGTACGTTCTGTTAAAACGTCTGGTCAATTTAGATTAAATTTTTAATGACACACAAGGATATATTTAAAGATATGACATACGATACATTAAATAAACAGGTAGATGGTGATCACTATAAATCAATGAGCATTCAACCTGCACATTTTATAAATGAAAATAAATTACAATACGCTGAAGGCAATGCTATTAAATATATATGTAGACACCAAAAGAAAGGTAAGCGTAAGGATATAGAAAAAGCTATCCATTATTTAGAAATGATTATAGAGAGAGATTATAGTTAATTTAATATAATTTTTTTTATTGATTTAGAACCATCTATATTTGTCTCAAGTTCTGCTGAACCAGTATAACATTTATAAGATACACTTTCTGAATATTGTCTTTCCGCCTGGCGTTTACCACGTAAACACGTAGCCATTGATTCTTGAATACGTGCTTCATTAATACTTCCATTAACAAACATAAGTAAAGCTACCACAGACTCTATCATTAATGATTACCATTACCATTAGAGAATTTAATTTCTCTATTACTATCTTTTAATTTTTCTACATCATTTAAAAGTTTTTCTACTTGTTTTTGTAAAAATTCTATATTAACTTTATTAGTCATATTCATTTCTTGAGTAGCTTGTAATTTTTCAACTTGTTTGTATAAATCCTCAATTAACATAAATTGTTCACTATCAGCAGGTAATGAACCTAATTGTCCACGTGGCCACTTTATTCTAAAATCTGTATTCTTTTCAAGATCAGACTCCATTAATTTAAGTGTTGTACTATGACTGTTAAGTTCTTCTATAATACCAAAGTATGCCCATACACCCATAGCAACTGCTGCAACAATTGCTAGTAAGTTTCTAATAGGTAATGCAACATTAGTATTTTCGTTTATTTTCATAAAATATTGGTAATGATTTTCCTGATATATAGAAACATTTTAAACAATATTTATCTTTGTCAAACATAACATATCTATCTATTAACTTGTTTTTACAAGTAACGCATTTAGAGTGTTTTGGTTTGCCAATAATTGCTGTCATTTCTTTCTCATAATATCAGCACCTTTAAGACCATAAATGGCACTAACTATTCCTATGAATATTGCTTGATACCAATAGGGTAAGTTCTTAAAGTATTCAAAAAACAAATCTAATCTATTACGAATCTCAGGATCGTCAGTGAAGATAGAATACACCAGTACAAGAATAGGCAAAGATACGAGAACAAGGACAAATTCGTCCTTGTAACCTTGATCATTACTCTCAATAACTTTCGCTTTATATTCAATTTCACCTCTTGCCATTTTTTCGGCATGAACTGCCTGTGCGTCTGACATCAAACGCTTTGTTTTTTGTTTATTCTGATATATATGAGAGGCTGTTTTAACGCCCATACTTAATAAATTCAACCACATATCATTTTTTCTTTACATTGTAAAACTTTCCTGTTCGATTACCTCGAACAAGAATATGTTTTCGTTTACTGTATTTTTTGTTCCACGCATACACATGCATTTTAGAACCCCAATGCTCTAAGAAGCTGTAGAACCAGTTGGATAACCTTCCCATGCTTTATACATTCCTTCCACTATCAGCTCATCATCATATGGCTGTTGACCATTTTCCATTTGGATAATTGATTTAACAAGTGGTAAGTAATGTTCAATACTATTGTCTAATTTATCCAAAGGTTTGACATTCATACGTTTACATACAAAATCTATGTAAGCATTTGTATCATTTTCAGAGGGTGGAGCCCATCTGCTAATGATTTCATCTACTGTTGTTTTTTTATGCGTAAATCTATACGTTAAAAGTATTTTCATTAAAGCTCTAATACCCATTACAGCTTCACCAAAAACACAAAAAACTGGATCAGATTGTTCATCTGCCAGTCCATCCCAGTCAGTACCAAGTTTGATATTGCCTGGATTTTTATTTCTTATACCTCTAGGTAATTTTTCTATTCCATCTGCCATTGTTTTTTAAAACCATTGGGATTAACTTTGGTAATCCATCAATGATAACTCCTGTTCCTATTACTGGTCTAGACTTTTGTAATTTATTATATTCAAAAGCTAAACTTTTCATGTTAATTAAACACCCAACTTGCATTCCCCAAAGTAGTTCATTTGGATTACTCCAATAATCTATTTTGAATGAGGTATGATAATGTCCTTGAACTGTGCACATACCATACTGTTGAGCAACTTTTAAAACGTCCTTATATTTACCATGGCAGAAGTAAATATTTTGTCCATTAGATGCTTTTAATATTAGATCTTCGTGCCATGTCCAACCTTTACCTACACCAAGCATCTTATTATAAGATTTAAAAACTTCGTGAGGTAAACCATATCTTGTTGCTTTTCTAAAAACTAAACTACCATGGTTACTATCCATGACATATTGTTTAGGAAAAAGCTTTTCTAAATTTTTAAAAAACTTTCTCGCAACTTGTAGTTCATGACTTGCAGAGTATAATCCAGGATGTGAATCATGGAATGATATACTGTGCCAATCCATTTCATCACCTATATTAACTACTGTATCTGGTTTGTATTTAGCTTTTATAGCAGCTAAAAAATCCAGAGTGTCAATATGATGATAAGGAGCATGTTGATCACTTATTACTAATATTGATTTGCTCAGCATTTAAACTTTATATAGATTTCTAATAAATCTGTCTACCAAATAGGTACAACTTTAAACTGGTTTTTCTGGTGGAATAATAACTTCTTCTTCTATACAAACAAACTTCATATATATATGAAATTCATTTATATCGCTTTTACCTATTTCTTTAGTTTTATTTAATGATTCTTCATAACCTGCATTTAAACAATTATATATATCATTATAATACATATCCATTTTATGAGGTGTTGTACATTCTCCAGCAATTAGAGAACATATAATCATATATAAACTAAATTTCATTAACCAATTAAATTAGTAACTAATACTAACACTTGTGCACCAACCCCTAATCCAATAGCTACTAAAACATATTGTATTCTATCAATATCTTTTTGCATATGTGCTAGGTGGTTATTTTCTATAGTATCAATTCTTTGATTAATAAGATCAATAGCACCATGTATTTTAAGAATTTCTTCTCTATTTTCTGTGTTTCTACTCATATTAAAATAATGTTTCGTAAGGAGACCTTACTAACCCTTTCGTTTTATATTGCGTATAACGTGGTCCTTGGTATCTAGGATGACCACTTTGTCCTAATACAAAATCAACTGCTACATCAGAAGCAAGATCTAGACTTAATCCATCTCTTTGTAATCCTTCTGAAATATCTCTTGATGCTGATTGTAGCCAAATTGGCAAGAATCTCATACCAACATGACCACCTATTTTTAAACCTTTCTCAATAGCTTCATCATCTTTTTTAGTGATGTTTGGACTCCATTTAGTAGTCAAGTATTGTTTATTAGTTAATACTTCTATTGTTGTTCTTGGTAAAGACCCAATCTTTTTAAGACCTGTAGATTGTGGATCTGTTATCCAATGAAAAGGTTCCATTAACTGTTTAGAGAAAGTTAGTACTTGTCCATTCCCTAAGTTAATTCTTGTAGGATCTGTATTCTCTAAAAGAGATTGTCCACTAAATGCATAGTTTAGTGCAGTTCCTGCAGCAGCATATATTAAAGCTGCTCTTAAAAAATAATATTGATATAGTCTACGTAGGTTTGGATCTTTCTCAAACGCAGGTAATGACTTAGCAATAATTCTTACATTAGATATAGTCCAATCAGGTGCAAACATAAGTAGCTGCATGTATCCTCTTGAACCAGGATTAAATGTAGTTTGCATCATGCTCTTTAACCAAGGTGTTTGTATAGAGTTAGCAACTTTAGCCCAGTTTTGACCACCAAAAGCATCATTAGAAAACTGAGCTGCAGCTTGAGCTTTTCTATATATAGCTGATTTACTGTCGCCTGGCTGTACAGTTTTATCTAATGCTTGTAAGAATGTTGTTAGTTTAGCATGAGTAAATACTCTATCCCATGTAATTTTATCAAACCATCTAAATACTTTTTCTATTTTTTCAGAAGGTGAAATACCAAAATGTCTTTTCCACATTTGGTCTATATTTGTTTTTTGTAATCCTCTAAGGTTATAGTAAAATATATCAAAACCTACATCTTCAGGTGTACTAATTTGTAGTCCAGATCCTTTAGCAAATTGTATTACATCTCTAAAACCATTTTGTTGTAATTGGTTTACAGCATGTGGAAAATCTTCTATGTATTTTGCAGGATTATCTATAAGTTCTTGTAATTCTTTTTTAGAATTAGGTTTAATTATTTTACCTACTGTTCTCATTTTATGACCAGCAAAAATCATACTTTCTACTAATGCACCAGCATGAAAAAAAGAAAAACCAACAGCTAATCTTTTCATCATAAGGTTAGTAGTAAATATAGCACCTAATAAAGCATTTTCATCTTTAGCATCAAAAACCATTTTTAATGATTTTTCCATACCCTTATGAATATAGGGTGTGCCTAATTTAGAATCTTCAAAATAAGGATGTTTAAATTGAGTGTAGTTTTCATCTAATGGTGTAAGCTTTGCACTTCTAACAAGTAAAGGTTTACCACCAATATTAGATCTTTCTAGATTAGTTATTAATGCTCTAGTAGCCATAGCTTTACCAGCAGCATGAGTGTATATTTTAATTAGTTCTACTGGATCATCATATCCAGGTTTAATTTTATATCTTTTTTGTAGACCTGCATTTATATCACCAAATACACCACGTTTAGAAAACTGAAACTTACCTGATGGTCCAGTTACAGGAGCAGTATCAAAATCTTTTACAAATTTAAAAGGTTGTTGTTGTGGATTATAATGATCCCATAATAAAGGTAGATAGTTAGATCTTTTATTATTAAATAAAGCACTACCTTCTTTACCAAAAATTTGTTCAAATTCATTAAATGATTTTTCTATTACTTTAGCAGCGTTTTGTTCTACATCTGATAGTTCAGATAATGCTATAGGTTTAACTTTAGGATCATAAAGAAATGTTTTTCTATCTACTTTAGCTTTAGTAAGATGATAAAAAATTTTACGTCTAGAGTCTATAGCATCTGGAACCATCATCTTAACTTTATTAGCTAGTTCATAACCTGCTGAGTTTAATTTAACTTGACTCATAGTCATAGTATCTAAACCAGCTTCACCAGCTAATGCTGCTTCATTAAATTCTTTAGAAGTATTTTTAAATGTTTTGCCTAACAGTTTTGCTGCAGCATAAACACCAACACCAGCAGCAGCTCCTTTAGCAGTCGCTAATAATTTCTCATCATCTGCTGTAAGAAATTGTGCTGTACCACCTATAGCTGCTAATGATCCTGCAATTTTAAGAGAGTTAGCTAAAGCCATATCTTTAGCGTTTTCATTAACAGATCTAATAGCAGCAGTTATATCTGCTTTCATTACTTCAAACTTTTGTGGATCTGCTATTTCTTTTGTAGATGTTTTAATTTCGTTTATAATATCATCAACACTACGATATATACCTTGTTCATTTGTTTCTAATATTCTTTCAGGTTTAACCTTATACTTTTCGTATATTTTATTTTGTATATTATGAATATTAGTTTTAGGTAAGTTAGTTACTTTTTGTAATAAATGACTTGTTCCTGCAAAGCCTACAGATATTAATGCACCTGCAGAAGCTCCAATAGTAGTTTCTATTGTAGTTCTTTTAGGATCTAATGTTCTATCTTCAGATAGTTGCCATACAGATGAAAATGTAAGTGGTGTAGCAAGAGTAGCAAAAGCACCTACTTTAATATCAGACATTGCTTTAGCTTTTGATTTAGATACTTTAGATAGAGTGAGTACTTTTTGATTTCTTAGTTTAACAGCATTAACAACACCTCTACCTAACTTGTGCCAACCAAGTGGCATAAATAATAAGTAAGGATCTGCCATAAGCATATTAACTAGCTCTGCACCAAATAGACCTGGATTGGATTTAACCATATTACCAACCTCTTTCATGTCTATAGTTTGTGGTCCATCTTCTAATAGATAGCCAAACCTTTGAAGTTTACGTTCAGCTTCTTTATAAATTTTAGAACCTTGTTCTTGTGGATTATTACGTAAATACTCAAGAGCTTCTTGAGCTTGTTTCTTTTTAGTATTACCTGTAATCCATTGATAGAATGATGCTGGTAAAGATTCTTCCAGCATAAGGTCATAGGGATTTCTTAAAGATTGAAAAAAACCAGGTGTTTTATCTTTTATAGGTTCTTGTAAACCATCTGGTATTTGTCTAATGGGATCTCTAAGTTTTGGTTCGTTAAGATCAAAATCATTAGCCATTTATCTTTTCTTTTTTTTATATATATTAAATTTAGGTGTTTCTGTGTATGTTTTATAAGTTCTACCTTGCATAGCACTTACTTCTCTTACATCTAATCCCATTGTTTTTAATGAATCATTATCAAATGTAGATTTTTTTACTTTAGATGATTTCATAAACATTGGATCTGACTTACTTCTATTAGTAAGTTTTTCCATGCTTTTTTTAAATACATTTGCAGATTTAACATTAGCTGCTCTATATGCTTTCATAGCACCTTTAGATTTAGCTTTAAATACTGCTATTTTAGGTACTTTTTTAGTTTGTCTAATAGTTCTTAAACCAGTAGCTGTTTTAGCTCTAGATCTTTTAAGACCTTTAGATAATGAACTAAAGAATTTTTTATTAGCTGTTCTTATTGCTAAACTTTCAGCAGCTAAATCACCTATAGCTCTAGATGACATACCCATATATTCAGGTACATCTCCAAGTATAGCTCTTTGTGATTCTTTAACTTTTTCAGCATCTAATACTTTAACAAAACTACCAGGAGATTTTTGTGCTGGTAATTTTTTAATACCTTTAAACTTGGGACTTTTTCTAATAATAAATTTTTTAATCATTTTATTTCCTATTCAAAATATTCAGGGAATCTAGCTCTAAGTATTCTTTCAGCTCTTTGCTTTGATACCTTCTGTAATTGTGGGTTAGATGCTAATAACATAGCAAAAATTTGTGAGTCATCATTAGATAATACATTGCCATCTGATGTAGGTATTACAACTTCAGGTCCTGCTTCTCCAACAACATAAGGCTTACCTTGTTGTACTGGACCACCATGTTCTCTATTTCCAGCTATAGGTTTAGCTTCTAATGTGTAATCTATTAATTGTATATTACCAATTTTTAATCCACCTTTTCTATCTATTTCATTATTATTAATCATTTCATTAACAATTTCTTTATACAATCTATCACCAACTTTTATTTTTTTACCAGATTTTTGAGCTTCTTTAATTCTAGCATTTACTTTTTCCTGAACTTTCATTGCTATATCTTCAACAGCTTGTTCATACATTTCACTTTGATTACCAGGTAATGCTTTTCTTAAAGCAGGAGCTGATATATTTAAAGTGCTAAGAACATTTTTAATTTTATTCATTTGTCCTTCAGTAACTTCAATTACACTTGATTTATCTGCAAGTTTCTTTTTAAAAGTTTCTGATATTCCAGCTGCTTGAACAAAATTATCTAATAATTTTTCATCAATTCTTTTACCTTGTGCAGATGATTGCATAATAGCTAGTCCTAATGTAAATGCAGGATTAGCCATAAGACCATCGAATCCACCTTTGTCTTTATAATTAGATTTAATTTCATCTAATGTCATTCCAAAAAATCTTTTAGATTGTTCTTCGTTAATACCTAATTTACTTTCACCTTCATTTTTTAAAGGGAATCCTGGTCTATCACTATTCATTGCTGCTGAAACATTTGCAGGATCAGACATAGCTACACTTTTAGGAATAGGAAAATTAGTAGTATTTCTACCAATTGTTCTACCAGAATAACCATAATTTCTAGGATCTAATATATTAGATGATTGAGTATTAGGTACTCCACCTGCAGTATCTAATCTACTTCCATATTGTGAATTTCTAGCTACATCTTCTATAGGTTGACCTATATTATCATTTTTCCAATCTTGCCAAATGTCTAACAATCCCATTATAATATTCCTTTATTTATGCTGTTATCTTTTAGAAAGTTAAAAAATGGACTTTCATTAACAGCTATTTGTCCTATTCCAGTTGCTGTACCTAGAATAGATTTTTGTTTTGCTCTTGCATCTGCAAAAAGCGAATTAGTACTAAAAGGATCCCATCCTGATGTAGTACCTAAATTTTTATACCATGCTGCAGCAACAGATGGTTGTTGTGTATTACCTTGAATAATAGAAGGTGCAGAAGCAATAGCTTCACTTATGTTAAAGTTATTTCCATCTCCACGTTCAATAGCTTCATTTACTTTATCTAAAGTAATTTCACCACCACCAAGTAAACCTTCAAATGGATTTTGTATACTATAACCCATTGCAGTAGCATTTTTATATGCACCATAAAGACTACCAGCACCAGGAATTAAAAAACTTAAACCCATAGCAATAGCTCTATTTTTGGGATCAGTCATAGGACTAATCTCATATTGAGCTTTTTGTCTTTGTGCTTTTAATGCTTTATAAGCATCTGGATTATCTCTTTCTAAATTATAATCTTTTGGTAAATTTTGATATTGTACTGTAGGATCTCTACCACGATCATTAGAAGGTGATGAACTTGGTGCTGATGGAGCTGAATATTGACCTCCACCTCCATAAGATTCTCTACCTCCTCCAGATGATGATGAACTTGATGATCCACCAAAATCAGATTGTGAAGCGTCTCTCCCACCTGCCATAAATAATCCTTATAATATTGCTAAAACAATAATGATAACAGCTATTACTGCACAAGTTGTTTTATGTTCTTTTACTATATGTGGTATATGTTCTTTAAGTTTCATTATAATAGTCCTCCTAATAATCCCATACCACCACCAAGTGCAGCTCCAAGACCACCTTGTGATAATCCACCCATTGCAAAACTTGAAGGCATCATATTACCAAAAGCAGCTCCCATCATAGCTCCACCTGCAGCTGTTCCTAATGGATTAGCTCTAGGTGCTTGAGATATTGATTGTTGTGTAGGCAATCCAAATGCTATAGGTGCAGCAGTATTGTAATATTGTTGCAATGCCATTTGAGGTGCCATTTGTTGTTGTCTTTGAATATCTTCTAAAGCTCCACCAACTGCAGTTAAACTAGGTACTTGTTGAGCTGTAGATAATTGTCTAGCTCTTTCTCTTTCTAATTGTCCAAATGCATAAGGTAATGCTTTTTCTGCAACTTGAGCAGTTACAGCTTGTTGTGCCATAGGACTAGTAGGTGTTCTACCAGCACCAGAAAATTGACCTGCAACATTAGAATATACGTCAGAAGCAGCTTGACTAATCAAAGGAGATAAAAAAGGATTAGAGTATTGTCCTTGTATAGTTCCTAATATTTGTTGGTTAGCAGCTTGAGCTATTTGCTCTTGTGCTGATAAACCTTGCATTGTTTGTGTTGTTGGTGCTACATATCCTGCAGCACCTGGACCTTGTCCATAAATAGTACTTGCCTCAGATAAAATCTGACCTAAAGCTGGTTCAGCTGGGGCATATGGTTGTGTAGTAGTAGTTGCAGTTCCTGAATTACCACCACCTCCTCCTCCAAATGACATATGTTATTTCTCCTTTTTATGTTTTTCTAATAATACATGGCTTTCTTTGTAACCATATGGTTTAAGTACACGTTTCCATCCTGGTCTTGCAACAAGCTCTAATAAATCACATTTGTTATGCCATGCAAATTCTTCAATGTTTTTTATTAAATGCTGCCATTTATCACGATATTTACCTGTCATAATTTTAATATTAAGACATCGTTGTAATGGTCTTTGTATAACTTCAGTAACAACTACACCATACATTCTATCTTGAACATCTAGTTCGCTATCCCAAAGAAACCAAAGTTGCATTTTATCATCTTTAATCCATTTTTTAAAATGGCTTTCAGATGCATATCCATTTGATTTTGCTAAAGCATTAGCTATTAAACCTTTGCAATGTAACCAAACAGATTCAATATTTTCTTTTGGTATTTTAACCAATTCAATCATGCACTCTTTTCGTCAAATATTTCTAAAATTGAACAACTACCACTTATAGCATTAGCAGATGCTGATTCTAATCTAAAAATATCTCCTGATTCTAATACTAAAATTCCATCTGATAAGTCTTGTGAATTACCAGCACTTAAAGTGTGTTGATCTACTTGATAGTTTGTTGTTGCAGAACTATCATATAAATAACCTTTGACCACAACATTACCTGCTCCATAATTTGCTACATGAACATTTTTCATTAAAGCTGTTCTATTTGTAGGACAGGTATAAATATCTGTTATAGCAGTAGTAGTTAAATTAAATTGTGCGTTTTTATATATATTAGCCATTAGGTGTATTAGGGAATACTACTGAATTAACATCTTCTATTGTAGATAATCCTTCAGTTATGTTTCTTAATTCAGTTCTATAATTCATCCAAGAAGTTCTTTGAACATTAGTTAATGTATTATCAGACAATACTGTCCAATCAGATTCTTGTAATAATTTATTTCTTCTTTGTCTTAAATCTGCTATAGCTCTATCAAAAGCACCAACATTCCAAGCTGCTTCTTCAGCATCTCTAGCTGCTTCTTCTTCTGCTGTAAAAGGAACTATGTTCCCATTTATATTGTGATGTCTTGCCATAATTATCTATACTCCTTTGTTAAAATTTATGCAATACCATAAAGGCAAAT